TCTCCTAACAGATGAACCAGCTCTGGATGCCCCGCTTCACGAAGGCGCTGGGCGATCGTGGCACGGTCCTGCTCGACGGCCTCCTTCAGATAGAAGGCGACCACATGCTTGACGCGGTCCTTGAAGGCCCGCGCCTGCGCCTGAATGACCGGATGTGACTGGTCACCGACGAAAATGATCTTGTCCGCGGCCCGTTGAGCGAGCTCGTCGGCCGCCCAACCACGGGAGTCCGTGGTCACGACCTGCACGCCGTTCGTTAGTCCGGGCATTTCTACAGTGATCATGGGCCGGGCGACTCCGATTTAACCGGGATGCGGATCATACCATCACGGTACTCGTCGCGGCGGCGGCGTCCCTGCTGCTCGATGCCGAGACCCTGGATCGCCTGACGGTACGAGTTCTGGAAGTACTGCATCATCTCCGGCGGCCCCTTAGTGTAGCTGTACGCCTGAATCATGCAGGCATAAAACAGGGCTTCCGGGGCGTTATTGCTGATCCAAGTCGTCGTATTGGTCGACGAAAGCTGCGCAGGGCGGTAGATGTAGCCAAGTTCGACCACAAAGTTAGCATTCGGGGTGGGCGCAATGTAGAACGTGTTCTGGTCCCACACCGAATAGTACTTGGGGACGTCCGTGCTGGCCCCGTTGGGCCAGTATTCCTTCATGAAGGAAGTGTCACGGAAGTCCAAAAAGATCTGATCGCTGCCCGAGGTGATCATCATGTAACGATGAGTGAGGATGTCACTCGGGGCGGTCAGAAATTTGTTGCCGGAAGTCATGTTTCCACTGACTTCGAGCTTAAAAACGTCCAAATCGATCTCGCGGAGGATCTGATTCTCCGCGAAAGTGATGAAGTTGTTGATTACGGCATCCGTAAAGACGTTACTACCCACTTCGGAGTAGTTTCTGATGTTCGTAACGAGCTCACTGTAGTTCATGTGACCGTCACCGTGACCGATCCGACCGTACCCAAGGCAATCAGCGCCTGTCCTAGCACATACGGACGCATATCAGCCGTGTTAAGGACCGATCCATAGCTCTGAAAAGCCGTAAAACCAGGCGCTCCAACGAACACCGAGACGGGTTCAATGCGGTCTGGGCGCGGATCTCGCAGCGCAATGGCGTCTCCGCGGTACCGCAAAGGCTCCAACTGGGGCTCTTTCGGCTCGTAATCGTCCGGGCAGACCATGAACCCCTGCCATTGCTTGCGCAAGACGTTGTAGGGGTACCGTTGGCCGCAGAAATCGCACAGCCCATACGAAAATTTGCCGGTTGCGTAGGCCATTAGACGCCCATGTCGGGCACAAACTGCACGCTGGCAGTGTCCCGATCCTCCATCGCAGCCCGGTTGAAGTCTTCTTCGTAGATGGCCTTCAGCGCAGCCGTCCGATCCGGGGCAAACTTGAGCGAAAGCTGGTACGCAAGCCCAGAAGCCAAGCACGGCAGGAAGCGGAAGTTGATGTCCGCCGTGTTGGTGTACACCCCCGCATCCTGAATGCGCCGAATGCGGTAGTACACGAAGGTATACGTCTGATCCGCCGCCGGATAGAAGAAAACCTTGGTCGGATTGGCGCGCTGTACGTAAAACTGCGCCGGCCGAGCCTCAGAGGTCTTGTTCGGGACGTTCAGGTAGTCCTCGCGGCTGATACGCTCGATGTAGACATCGCTGTTGATGCCCTGGCTATTCTGGCGAATGATCGCCTCGAGCACATTGACCGTATCAGTAGGCAATGTGATCTCTTTGACACCCTGCGTCAGCGTATAAGTCGCCTGTTCAATGGTCCAAAGGTTCAAGCCACGGTTGGCCCAGTCCAGAAACAGCAAATTGAGCGAGCGGCGTGCGGAGTTGAGCTGATAACCGCTCGTCGCCCGCATGCCGCAACGCTCAAATGCCTCTTCAACCAGATCGTCAATCGACAGGTTGAAGTCTGTAGTGCCTGACGTAGCCATCGATTAGCCGCAGGATCCGCCCATGCGCATCTTCTTGACCTTCATCTTCTTCTTAGCCGCACCGCCCTTCTTGTAGCCGCCAGGCATCCCGCCGCCCGTCATGCCCATGGCCATGCGCTTGTGCTGATTGACATCGCCCCCCACGGCCATCATCAAGACCTTGCCGGTCTTCATGCTGGGCTCGGAGAGCATCTTGTTCTTCGGGCCACTGCCCACGGCACCGCCACCACGGACGGCACAACCCATTCCACGACCTGCCATTTTAGTACCCTCGCATCGCGCGACCGCGCGAATCCTTGCTCTTGCTCTTCATGGCACGGCCTTTCTTATCGGCCATACCACCCTTTTTCATCTTGCCGACGCCGTCGGCAGCAAAGGCCGGGACTTTTTTCCCGCCCTTCATCACCATCTTTAATTTACCGGGCATTGTCATTTACTCCTTAAAGATTAACACGTCCATCGTCGACGAGCCTGTCTGATCCTGCTGTCAGGATTTTTGGCAGCCTCTGGGTACATTTTCATCTGGCCGGCGGAACGCGCGCAAAACGACTTGCGTCGTTTGGCCCGGGCAGCACTCGGATTGCTTTCCGTCACGGCCGTCTGGAGCTTACTTCCGGGGTTGGCACGGCGATACGCAGCCACGCCCTGTCGGGTCATGCCTGCGCCCTGCTTCGTAGGGCGAAAGTTGCCGCTTTTAACGGAGGTCTTGATGCCCATGCCCTTGCGCACGGCACCGCCTCCACGCAGCGCAATGCCCATGGAGCCAGGCATTACGCCGGGGCTCCGCCCACATACAGTATGGTAACGCTCAGGACCTGTGCATCGGCAAACGTCACATGCACCCCGTCCGTGGCCAAGATGCCATCATCGGGGATGATAATGTCGTACGCCCCAGCGGACGCGGGCGTCTTGACTTCCATTATGGTGGTTCCACCGGATCCACCCGTCTTCAAAGTGATGGCCGACGCAGTAGACCCGCAGGTGTAGTAAATACCCTGAACTCTGGTTCTGCCGTTAACCGCATCGTTAGTGCCGGTCACGGTTTTAGATTTGACGTCACTTGCAAAACTCATTGTTCTGCTTCCTTTATCTAGGTGAAGCTGAATCACCCCGGGTCATTGCTGACCCGGGGTGCTTCCATTTTTAGCGCGTCGCCGAGGCGAAGAGGTAATCCACCTTCGTCGAACGAGTGCCAAGGGCATCACCGGAGAGGGACATCGCCGCCAGCGCCAACTCGGTGGTCGGGATGTTGGTCGTGTGCGTCGCAACAAGCTTGCGGTTCACGAAGAACTCCACCAACCCCGTGCCGCTCACGCGGAAGCCAAGCGTGGCATCCGTATCGTTGACGAGATCCACACCCGAGTCCGTCGAGGTCTCGGTGCCGCCCGACTCCGTCTTGCAAAGGATCGAGGCATTGCCGTCGTCAACCTGGAACACGATGCGATCGGCGGCCGTCAGCATGTTTTCCGGGTTCGTGGCGAAATTGACCGTGAGGCCGACGCAAATGTCGGTCTGGTCGACCTTGTTGCACTGAAGGCGGGTCTCAAACCACACGACCTTATCGACGGCGGCCTTGTACACCTCGTTGCCCTGGACCGACGCGCCGTCGTTGTCCGTGGTGGCAGCCGAAGTCAGCTCGAGAAGGCCATTGACCGCGTCGGCGACGATGCCGGCGGTGGCGCCAGAGTCCTTGACCACGGTCCAGTCGTTGGTGCTGTCAAGCGCAACGCCGAGAAAGTCGTCCAAGTACGAGACGACGGCCGGGTTTGCGGAAATGGTGAGATCGGTGCCCCAGGCGCCCGTGACGGTGCCCTTGCCCGAGTACTGAAGCGGGCCAGAAAAATGCGTAACAGCCATGTTGTCCTCACATGCGAGTTAGGTACGGCTGTCTGCATGTCGTCAGCCGGGTCTGTCAGACGTACCTGGATTGCCCCGGAACAGCTTAACTATAAGTCAGGAAATCCAATAAAAGAAGGGGGTCTTTCGACCCCCTCCTGTTTGCCGCTATTAGGCAGCGCCGGGCGAGCCGAAGATGCCCCGCGGGTCGCTGAAGCCGAAGCTATAGCGCTCGCGAGCCTTGTACCGCACGTTGCCGGTGTCGAAGTCGCCCTCGAAACCAGTCTTGATGGCAACACGCTGGAACATCTTC